GACTTCATCTGCACTAACGCTCAGACCTTCTATATTCGCGATCATCAGCTTCACATGGTGAGTCAGATGAGAAGCAATGACTGTTGGGCTGGATATCGTAATGATCGGGCGTGGGCCATGTATCTTATGAAAAAAATGACATATGCTCTTCAAGACTGGGGTGTTAACGTAAAAATAGGAAATCTTTACTGGCAGGTAATGAATTTACATCTATATGAAAAAGATTTCTATCTCATAGATGCACATAATAAAGGTCACAAGAGCATAAAGAAATCTGAATATATGAAATTGTATCCAGAAAGTAAATATATTTAACTAATGATGTAACCTTATAGTTGTATAAAAGAGGCTATGGAGATCTTAAATCTGTCTAGATATAAAATTAGAAAACTGGCTGGAATAAAATAATATGAATCAGATCAAATGGGATAAGAGATACCTCAAGCTCGCTCAAGAGGTTTCAACCTGGTCGAAGGATCCTTCACGCAGGATCGGTGCCGTCGCGGTCGGTCATAAGGGACAGGTCCTGTCTCAGGGCTTCAACGGATTTCCACGTGGAATCAACGACTCGAGAGATCGACTCGAAGACCGTGAGACAAAGTATAAGTTCGTGGTTCACGCAGAGATGAACGTGATATATAATGCATGTTACAATGGAGTGTCACTCGACGGCGCTACTCTCTATGTTACTGGTTTGCCGGTGTGTTCGAACTGTTCGCTCGGTGTCGTACAAGTGGGGATTCGTCGAGTTGTGATGCCCGACCAAGAAATACCCGAGAGCTGGAACGATTCTTGGAAGCTCTCTCGCCGCGTGTTCTATGAAGCAGGAGTGAAATGGGACTTCGTAAAGATGTAATCTTCGTCGGTATGAATCCGTCGAAGGTGAAAGTGAGTAGGTCAAGAGGGTCGGCGTACAAGAGGTTTCATTCGTGGTTGGATGAACTCGACGTCGACTTCGTCTCGTTCACGAATCTCTCACCGGATCCTTACTGGGACTTTCGCTTCAAGACCTTCGATCACGATTTTCTATGTACAAGTCTCGAAGGATATGATAAGATCGTCGCGTGGGGAACAATGGTTTCGAGTTACCTGTCGCGCCTCGGGTATCACAAACATTTTACTCTCCCCCACCCTTCACCGAGAAATCGTCAACTGAACGATCATAAGTACATAAGTGAAAAGCTAGATCAATGCAAGGAGTATTTACATGACTAAGATCGCCATCGTTCTTGGGCGAGGTACAGAAGGGTGCGGCGTCACTCAGTGTGCGATTCAGATGCAAAAGGTCACCGACGCAGACATCCTTTCGGTGAACGATAAGAAGTGGGGGAGAGCGAAGGGTCTCGACGTTCGTCAAGAAGAGTTCAGTATGAACGACTGGCAGAGATACGCCGAGAAGATCAATCGAGAATACGACCTCTGTGTCATCTACTCGGTCCCTTCAAAGTCTCACCCAAAGGAGTGTCAAGACAGCTTCGTTCCGTTTTTGAAAGCGATCACGACTCGTAAGGCGTTCATCAACGTCGACCACAAGGCCGCGTCGATCGCTCGTAACGCAAACCTGAAAGAGGTGTGTGAGAACGTAGACGTGATCATGACACACTCTCTTCAGAACGACTTCTCGAAGTTCATGAAAAAGAACAACATCCTCACGCCTCTCAAGAAGATGGGGCTCGGGTTCGGGTTCGACGAGCATCGAGCGAAGTACTGGAAGCCCATCGACGAGCAGCAGAGCAACGTCGTTCGTTGGATCGGACGAACCGCTATGTGGAAGGGTCCGTCCCTGATGATCGACTTTCACCAAGACGCATTGATGATGTCGGGCTTCATTACGATTCTCGAGGGTCTCGAAGCATCGATTCAGTACCCACTCGTCTTGTATCGTGACAACAAAGAAGAGAACCCGACCGATCGTCGTGCAGTGATGAACTACTTCCGCCCCGAGAAGAAGTTCAACGAAGTCAAGTTCACACCGGATCTTTACGGAAAGGAAGAGCTGAACAGGGGTGCTTACCTCTACCCTCAATACGTGAATTCAGAGGCGATGGAACGTTTGTCTCGCTCAGCGTTTGGGTCAGACCTGTATCACCTCAAAGCAGAAACGTACGGTGACAACATCGAGAACTGCCACGCAGAGTGTGTCGCATCGGGCACAGTTCCAATCTTTCACAGGCACTTCTGTGACAACGTGATCCATCGAAAGCAGGGAAAGCCTATAAGTCAATGTGAGAACTCTGGGACGATCGGTCTCGACTACTCGAACTTCAAAGAGTGTAGAGAGCTCATGATGAAGCTGAAGAACGACAATGAAATGAGAGACGAGTGGAGAGAGATGGCGTTCGAGTTCTGGAAAGAGCACGCCGACGGTGACATGGTGGTGAGAGAAATCATAGATACTGCAACAGCTGAAGAAACAAGCAACGGACTGGAGGGAATGCTTTAAAGCAATTCACATGTCCATCCTTTGTGTTTACCTTTCTTTGTTTTACCTAATGCAACTTTTCTCATGACACAATGATCTAAATTATGACTTTTACACCATTCTATCCATCTTCCATTAGTTCTTACAATGTGTTCTTCACCATCTGGACTAATGCAGCGATAAGTGTTATTGTGCATTGAATTGAAAGAGCTGCTTGTTTTAAGAGTTTTTGATATTAGTTTTTTTCTTTCTTCACTCATCGCACCTCGTTTTTTTCCGCTAAGAGCTTGAGATAACTTTTTCTTAGTCTCATTAGATAAAGGTTTACCAAGTCTTGATTTACGAATGTTTTCACGATGTTCATCTGAAAAACCTCGTTGTCTAGCAGAAAAGTGATCATCACCTATGCCAAACCCAAAAGCTACATTTTTCATATTATATGACATTGGATCATCTGCTGCATTAAGCTCAGTAAGTATTTTTTCTTCCATTGCCCTCGCATCTGAACCTTCATATATAACTTCATATTGAAAAGAGTCTAATCCATGCTTTTTTAAAGCTCTATTCCAAATAACTCCTCCACCGTGATAGTTTTTTCTATCACCTGTAGTGGAACCAATATAATACTTGCCTGTTCTTTTATGAGTATATTTGTACACTATCATATTTACTTCTCTCTCCAAATGCTGTATAACATTATTTATAACAGGCTAAGCTAGAAAGGAAAAACAATGAAAATATTTGTGACCGGTATCGCCGGCATGATTGGGTTTCATGCTGCGAAACGTTTCCATGTAGATGGATGGACGGTGACGGGAATCGACAACTTCAACGATTACTATGACGTAAATCTCAAATTTGATCGCTCTAAGCTTTTACGCAACGAATTTGGCATCGAATGTCATAGTGGTGATGTTATAGATCCCAAGACTTATGAAAGGTTTATGAAAGAAGCTGACGTCGTGCTTCACCTCGCAGCATACGCGAACCCGAGACACGCGCTCGAAGAGCCTCAGCCATATATCGACACGAATATCACCGGCACTCAAAGACTAATCGAGCTCGCTGAGAAGCACGCGAAGCCAGTGGTGTACGCCTCGAGTTCATGTGTCATGCACGGTCAACCTCTTCCATGGAACGAACACGATCGCCCGGGACACCAGAACAACCCGTATGGATGGAGCAAGAGAGCGAACGAGTGTCAGTTCATGCACTCGAACGTACCGTTGTCGATCGGTCTTCGTTTCTTCACGGTCTACGGCCCGTATGGACGCCCTGACATGGCGCTCTTTCAGTTTACCGACGCGATCGTGAAGGGTAAACCGCTCACAGTTTACAACTATGGTGACATGAAGCGAGACTTCACCTACGTTGAAGACATCATCGACGGTGTTCGAATCGTGGTGGACGACGTATTCAACGTAAATCGTAAGGTTCAACATGACATATATAACATCGGGTACGGTGAACAAGTCAATCTTCTCGACTTCATTCGAGAGATCGAGAAGAACCTTGGTCGAGAAGCGAAGCTGGATCTCGTTCCTCCACACCCCGCAGACGTACCGGAGACGTGGTCTGACACTACGAAGCTTCAGCAGTTGGGATACAACCCCACGACACCTATCGCTGAAGGTGTTGAGAAGTTTGTGAACTGGTATAAATCATATTACGGAGTAAACTGATGAAAGTAGCAATTATTGGATATGGGTTCGTGGGTAAAGCCGTCTCTTACGGTTTCACCGGCTGTCACCAGATGAAGATTGACCCACACCTCTTCGGTAACGACGTAGCAGACCTCATCGAGTGGAAGCCCGATGTCACGTTCGTCTGTGTTCCGACGCCGATGGGTGAAGACAAGAGCATAGACGCGTCGATCGTGAAAGAAGTCGTCGACTTCTTGAAAGACAACGTGGTCGGCTTGATCGTGATCAAGTCCACTGTGACACCAGACAACCTGACTGTGATTCGTTCCGGTGCAAACGCTGATCGTATCATCTACAACCCTGAGTTTCTCACTGAAAGAAACGCAGAAGAAGACTTCATTAACCCGCGCATGCACGTACTCGGAGGCGAGTATGAAATGACGAAGAAGCTTCAAGAGATCTATGAGCAGTACAGCCTGTGCAAGCCGTGTCCGGTGTATCATATGACTCCAGAAGAAGCGAGCTTCGTTAAGTACGGGATCAACTGCTTCCTCGCTACGAAGGTGCTCTGGTTCAATCAGTTCTACGACATCGTAGAGGGTGCTGGTGCTTCGAACTTCACGAAAGTCATCAACGCGATCAGTGAAGACGAAAGAGTCGGTGGGTCTCATACTCGTGTTCCCGGATTCGACGGTAAGCGAGGGTACGGAGGCGCGTGTTTCCCTAAGGACACGACCGCTCTCGCAAATACGTACAAGCACATGTTCCCTCTTCTCGAGAAAGTCATTGAGGAGAACAACAAGTACCGAGCGATGTACGACAAAGACGAGCGAGAGATCGCACAGGGCGTCAAGTATGACTAAGTACGCGAGTATCGTTCCTCTCATCGGTGGACAGACTCTTGGAATGGACGAGGCCTTTCAGTCTCGTCCTGACTACCTTTTGTCGTACAGTGCGTTTGAAGCGAACGACTCTCAGCTCGTGAACTACTACAAAGATGTCCCGTACATCAAGATCGACGAGGGTGGTAAGGTTCCTCACTCCGTAGACGTCGTCAGTTCGACGTGCCCGTGCGCGGGTCTGTCTTCACTGTCACCGTCTTCTTCGTCTGACAATCCGGCGAACGACTGGATGGTACAGGCGTCTCAGTACGTGATCGAAAACGTCAAGCCAAAGGTTCTGTGGGGTGAGAACGCGCCTCGTCTCGCGAGTAAGATGGGTGAGCCTATCGTTCAACAGCTGAGAAAGATCGCCGACGAGAACGGCTACTCCTTTTCGATATACAAGACCAAGTCGATTCTTCACGGGCTGAGTCAAGTGAGAGACAGGTCTTTCTACTTCTTCTGGAAAGGGAGTAAAGTCCCAGTGTTCGAGTACTACGCTCGTCCATACGAGAAGATCGAAGACACGATTCGCTCGGCCGCCACGAACGCACCGGACGACATGTTTAACACCCACGCGAACACGAAGACTCCGTCGAAGGAGCCCTTCTATCAGTACGTTCTTGAAGAGATGCACGGAGGTATCAGTCACGCGGAATTCTTCCAGATGATCGAAAAGACGACGAATCCGTTACACTACATGGAAGAAAACGGCGTTGACTATCACGACGTAGCGAAGTGGATGGACGAGAAGGGATACGAGAATCACGCTCGAAAGTGTCGTCGAATGGGTGACAAGCTGAAGGCCGGTGGAAACATCATGAGAAAGACGACCGAGATCGGAAAAGATCACATCGGAGCGTTCGTCGGTCACTTTCCGTTCGAACTCACTCACCCAGACGCGGATCGCTACATCAACGTAAGAGAAGCTCTCACGATTATGAAGATGCCAAAGGACTTCCAGCTTCTGGGTGGAAAGAAGAACGTCAACATGATATGTCAGAACGTACCGGTCACAACGGCTCGTGACATGACTCATAACATTCAGAAGTTCCTATCGGGTGATTGTGAAATGATTGAGACTTCGTTTGCAATTCAAGACAATAAAGCACGTAAATTCTGGAGTGAAAAGAAACAGTCTGCACTTTCTGATTTACAATGAGCTTGAATCGAGTTATATTGAACAGATAATCAAAATGGAGATATTGAAATGGCTGCATTTTACAGGTGTGACGGTTGCGGATGTACCGTCAATACAGATGACTACAGTAAACTGAATCAAGTAAGAATGGAGACGTGGAGAGCTCGTGAACCTCAAATTGAAACTGTTTTTCGTGCCGAGTTCTGCGACACCTGTTATTGTAACCTGATGTATGAAATGAATCGAATGAGGGGTAGATGAGTGTAGTCCCTCATTGGTGGAAAGA